AACCTTCTAAAATTCAAGAGAGCAGACAATCGTTCTAATGCAACTTCAGTTCATCGTCAGAACTCCCTTTAAATGATGATAGTGCTCAAAAATTCTATACCCTCATTAGCACTCCTAAAAATATAATATCTAATATCATTATCTTTGCACCATTCTTCAAATAACTTTTGATGTTCTGTCTGCTTTCCCTTCGCAGTCTTAAATTCAATAAAAAAACTATCCTTAGCGCTTATAAAGCAATAATCCGGCAGACCTGTGATCTTCCCCATGTGCTTTTGTTTAAGATCAAAACTAAAATTTATCCTTTGAGAAGGGATAAATTCATTTGCAATATGAAACCAGATATAAGGGAAGTCGCCATTTAAAGTTAATTGCCTTAAATGATTAGCAAACTCAACGCATATCTTCTGCTCTTCTTTCAACAAAGAATAACTTAAAGATTTATAGGGGATTAAAAGCTTTGCAAGATTATGATTCAATTCTATAAAGTGCCATCTGTTTTTCTAAGATCAAAATTTTCCATATCCAATTATGCAATGCTATGCATTTATTTTCTGGGCAAGCTTCCTTAAGCTCTTGAATAATGCTTTCAGAGGGCTTTGGGAAAGGAGGCAACGATTTAATAACCAAGTTATCCAGGTTAGGCTTCGTTTCTTGTGGAGATGTCGCGCAACCTGTTATACAACTCATCACGAGAAGGAATGGGAGAACTAGCAATTTCAACCTGTTTCTTTTGAACTTCAATAATCCTATCTGTTTCATTTTTTATATCCTGTACCTCTTTTGTCAAAGAGTCATTTTTAGCACCAAGTTTAGCATTTTTGTTAACAAGGTAAGTGTAGATCATAAAAAAAATTCCCGCAATAGTAGAAGAAATTGCTGCCCATGATGCGGTGATATATGATAGCATCGTTTTGTTTCCTTTGCAAATTTAATATAAAAAAATATTATAACATATTTTATTATTTTTGTTGACACCCTATTTGAAATGTGAAATATTATAACTGTAAACGCAAACAAAAAGGAGGCTAAAAGTGAAACAGACAGCATCTTTGGGAAATGTTCTCGGGGAGAATATTTATGACAAAATAGGTAAGCTTTATGCTCAGCTGTTCAGAAATAAATTGCTGCATAACTTTAGCGCAATAGAAAAAGAAAGAATCAATGTAATCATAAATGAGATTAAATATGATGCTAATAGATTAAGGAATTACAGGCAGAAATAAATGTACTATGTAATTGAACTATATGAAAAAAGCGACATGATTATTAGAGACATTGAAGATAGTCAGTTTATTGATATTGTAAGAGAATTTAATGATGACAATAATAAAAAAGCTTATTTTAACAAAGATATAGTAGCAATTAAACATGGAAAGATGCTGACAATATATTATAGAGATCATAAAAAAAGAAATGAAGCCATAGAGGAAATATTAAACAGGGGATATAAGGTAGCAGCCGAACATTTATCACAAAATTGGTTTGCATAATATGAAGCACTGGGAAGAAGAGGCTTATCGAGAAAGAGATTTAAGGTTAAATTGCAACCTCAGTGACGGTAAGTGGAGGTTCCCAGTTTATAAGAACCATCGGATCATAGATATAACAAATGAATATGTGAAAATACAAAATGTAATTAGAGAGAGTGAAATAGATGAATAAATCTGAAAATATAGGGGCATTAGCGAAAGCATTTTCTGGATTGTTGGGAGAAATACAAGACCCAATAAAGAACAAAGCAGCGCATACCGCAAGATATGCTGATCTTCCACAGATATTAGGAATTGCTAGGCCTCTTCTGAGTAAGTATGGATTAGCGATCAGTCAATTCCCCGGTAAAGCTTCCCCAGGGAAAGTGTGCATTGAAACTATCTTGATGCATGAATCGGGAGAGTGGATAAGTAGTGAATATGAAATGGATAGCATTGACCCTTCAGAGATTGCAAGGCTTAAGAGTGTTACGCCAGCACAAGCGACTGGCATAATTATAACCTATGCGAGAAGATATTCTCTTACGGCATTGCTTGGGATATGTGCACAAGAAGATACGGATGGTAATGTTTCTAATTCAAACAAGAAATTGACAGGACAAGAAATTGCTGCTCTGTTCAAGGCATGCAATAACAATAAGGAAAAGATAGAAGGAGTAATGAAATGGGCAAAAGTTAGTAATATAAACGAATTAACATTAGATCAATATATAGAAGCATTAGAAATTATTAAAAAACAGAATGGAGTGAAATAAGATGACATTTGTTTGGGAAATGACTGAGACAGGAAAAGAAAAATTAAAAGACGGAGAATATTTGGCCGTATTAAAAGGTATTGAAGAAAAAATGAATGAATGGGGAAGTTACATTCAAATTGAAGAGGAACTCGACGGCGGAAGGACGAGATATGAAAAATTCCATGTAGGTCATAATGATCAAAAAAAGAAAGAACGAGCTATTAAATCATTTAACCTTTTTTGTTTTGATTTAACAGGCTCCGCTCTCGGTACCCAGATTGAGGAAAAAGAGTTATTAAACAAAAAATATATACTAACGATCAAGAATATTACGCTTGATAACGGAAATATTTGGGAAAAGGCTGTAAGCCGATGTCCAGTTGAGGCTCCTGCTTTGGAAGATGGAGGAAAAATTGAAGCGCCATCAATGATACAATACGGGAAAATAAATATTCAACAAGAAATTCCTGGGACACAAACAAATTTAAATGATGAGGTGCCATTTTGAAACAATATATAATAGGTGGTTTAACAGCCACAATAGTTTGTATAATTTATTATATTTTATTTTTATATTATACTCCAGAAGAGTTATGCAATTATTGTGAAATGATGAGATAATATTATGCAAACAAAAAGGAAATTTTCAAACGAAGGTCAAGAGCTATTGATGGATCTGGAGAATTTCAAAAGCCAACCCTATAAAGATCTAGCAGGACATTTGACAATAGGATTTGGTCATAAAATTTTACCTGGCGAAAAGTTCGATACTATTACGAAACCTACAGGCATTATGATAATGATGAAAGACGCTAAACCGTTTGAGGATTTCCTTAATAACAATATCCCAGTTGAACTTACGCAGAATCAATTTGATGCATTGATAATTTTTCTTTTCAATATTGGATTGGGAAGGTTCTTACAATCAAATGTTTATAAGCAGGTAAAATTGGGACATTTTCATGAAGCAACTCTTCCATGGTCAAAATGGGTTAACATTAGCAAATGGGAAATTAATCCAAAAACTGGGGTTAAAGAAAAAATATTAGTTCCTGTTCAAGGGCTAATCAATAGAAGAAAAAGAGAAATACAACTATTTGAAAGGATATAATTATGGCAATGATTAATGATGAATTAAAAATTATAAACATTCCAAATAGGAAAAATATGAAGCCTATAACTAGGGATGAAGCAGTTAAAATTCTTTTTGATATGCGCTCAGATATCGAGAATACATTTAAGGAAAATGAATATCTTAAAATGGATTTAACTCATGGAGAGATTATTGGCTTAAAAAGCACTGCTGAATATGGCGACCTAAAAATAGGAGACCTACCAGCTTTAGATTATATTATTAGGAACGACAACAAATATAGAAAATCTGAAATTATAAATCTAGGAAATGTAGAAATGTTATATAAGGAGTTATCATGAAATGTATTTTATATTTTTATGTTTAATAATATTAACCATATTAATGGTTGTAAGATTAAATACTTCATTACAAAAAAAGAATAGTAAGGCAGGAGAAATTACATTGCAAAAAAATATTATTGAGTTATCAAAAAAAAGGACAAAATAAGTGTGGGGGAGAACAAAAAATGAAAGAATAGAATTTTTAGAGAGCTGCCGAGAATATCAAAGCCAAACAAATAGATCATTATGTGAGTCACTTAATTATTTATTTGAATTATATAAAAAAAATAGAGAGGAGGATCAAGTAATATTTAAAGAGTTGCAAAATCAGATTAACGACCTTCATTTAAAATTAAACATTGTACAAAACTTAAAATTAACCAATTTACAAAAAGGAAAGAAAAAATGAATTTTATTTTAAAATTTCTAGACAAAACAACAAATTATGCTAACAAACATGCTGTTCAAAGAGCCTTTGATATTTTAAAAACAAAGTTAGAAGGTGAAACAGAAATGTTAAACCACCGTATTGATTCTTGGTTTGATAGCCACAGAGAGCATAATTTATTTATGATGAAATTAGATCAAAGAATAAAGTCTTTAGAAGATAACATATCAAAGCCTAAAGTTGTATTATATGAAACAAAACATTCCACAATACAATATACAGCTACAGATGCAATTATGGATTTACTAAAAAATAGTAATGGTAATAAATTGCATTATTCAATCATTTATGATAAGATTAAGTCCTATAATTTAATCAACAAAGATGTATCTTTCACTTCCGTTAAATCAACTCTTTATGGATTGGCGAGGAAAGGTAAAATAGAGTTATGTGATGGAAAAGAAGCAGGAATATTCTTTATCAAAGAAAAAAAAGGTCGTTAAGGAATTATTAAATACTTCCTATGACACTGAAGATTGCACTGTGGAATCATTAATGAAATTAGGATTCACTAATGAACAAGCAACCAGCTGGCTTAGGAAGATTTATTTGGAAAAGTTATTCAATCAAGGAGTTTAGTTTATGCGTAAAGTTATCGTAATAGGGATGCTTTTAATAACATTTACATTTTTAAATGGATGTTCAACATTAATTTGTAGTCCTTGGGACCCACGATGTGATGTCAACAAAGATTGTTCTGCTAAAACAGACAAGATTTGTATAGCAAAAACAGATTCCACCAAAAAATAAAAACGAAATTATCAGGAGAAAAATTATGACCATTTGGGATGGTAACAAGGATAGAGCTATGCGCTCAGAAGATTATGAGTTTGAACATTTTGAACAAGTATTTATAGACACTTTAAAAGAAAGAAATAATATGGTCCAAGTTCATTTATTAGGTGGAACAAGGCTTATCGGAAGAATAAAAGGATCAGATGATCATACCATATTACTAAGTAGGGTTAAATCTAATGATCAGATGATTTATAAGACAGCTATAACAACAATTTCTATATTTGAGGATAAAATCAATGGATAACAGTTTTTATGATTTTACAGTTAATATAAACAAATTAAACAAATTATTTCTGGAGACAATTGATTTAGAGCTAAAAACAAAGGAAATATATGATGTTACTCCAATGCAAGCTTTATTGATACTAAACATTGCGTGTGATAAAAAGAATATTAATAATTTACAATCAGATTATTATATAGGAAAAAATACATCCTATAACACGAATAATCTTGCAAAGAGAGGATATATAACACGAACTATAGGCAAAGAAGATAAGAGATGTGTAATTGTTAGCCTTACTGATAAAGGGAAAGAATTATATGATTTTTTATCCCGCGTCCTTATGTCGCGGTTAAAAGTCTTGCAAGAAAGAGAAATAGATGTTATGTATATAAATACAATTTTATCAGAATTACAGATAATATTTTAAAATAGGAAATTAAACTTGATAAATCCATATAAATTTTGTTTTAAACATGGAGTTATATATGATGGAAGGAATGAAAATGAATTCAAACCTTTTTGCATAGATAAAAACGGTAAAAGAAAATATAGAAAATTTAAGGTATATAATGATAACTATAAAGATGAAATAATATTTTCAGTTATCGGATGTGATAGTAAAAAATATACCGTTAGCCATAGAAAAGATATCGAATTCAAAATTGATAAAAGATGGAAATGGAAATAAAATATAAATTAAAATTAAAATTAAAATAAGGAGAAAATTATGTACACTTTTCTAACTATATTGCTTGTTTTATTAGCATTCACATCTGCATTATATTTTTTTGATACAAATTTATAATTATTAATAAAAGAAATATATTTCAAAATTCAGTATTCAGACTTAATTTTGAAATATATTCTATCATATCACTTATTATTATAAGAGAATTCTCTAAAGATTGAGAATATAATTCTGTAAAAAACAAATCAATGACAGTTTGTATTTCTTCTTTTTTCTGGAATAAATATAAACTTGATTTTATAGTTATATACCCTAAAAAAATTTTAGTCTTATTTATAACCATGGTCATATTTTATTCTTCAGAATCATTTAATGATTCTCGAGAAAGAGCTGCAAATTGCTTTGCAACATCTTCTCCCAAATCATTACTCATAAGCCTTAATATCCTTTTATTTATTATCTCAGCAGATTTAAAATCTCCTTTAGCATATTTTTCAGCAGCTTCAATCCCCCAATTAATAGCTCTTTTATTGTTAACAATCCAAGACAATCCCGTTCCAGCTAATCCAGCTACGGCTAAAGGGGTTGCTGCACCGGCAACAGCCCCAGCAACCCCAGCTTTTAAACTCCCTCCCAAACCTCCTGCAAATAAGGAATAAATTAATTTTGTGGGAGCTGTCCCACTTGGATTCGGATTTCTTAATTTATGTCTATTGGCAGCTTTAGCAGAACTATTTAAATGCAAAAGATCTTTGTAATTATCGCCTGCAAGATATCTAATGAGCTCTCTGTTTTGTTTGTTCTGCAATGATTTAGTGAATCCAACATAACTTATATTTCCATTATTTTTATTAATAGTTTCTCCAAGTATTAATTCTGCTAACTTTTCTCTTTTGATTGAATTAAAAAATCCATTACCAGGGGAATTTGCAATTTCAGCCGCTAAAGATTTTTCTATTTTTTTAAAATCAGATATCTTATTAAGAGAACCGATTATTTTATAAGGGTCTTCTTGAGCAAATATTTTTTTCCGTAATACTGAGCTACCTAGTGCTTCATCTCCTAAATAATTACCATAAAATCTATCAGCATCATTAAATGCTTGATACCATTTATGATTGGTCTTCCCATACGAAGAAATATCTTGTAGATAAGCATTCTGAATTAATTTTAGATAACCTTTCGCCCCAGGGGGAGTGGCTATATCCCAATCAATAAGCTCATTAAGACTAACTTTAGAATCAACTAACCTTGAAACAGGGACGGAGGATAAAGTAGATTTATGAATTTTATTATTAGTATCAAATTTAAAAGTTAAATCTGGTGAAATAGTTAATTTTGATGTAGGAATAACTTCTTGTTTGAATAATTTACCTTCAGTATCCCTTATAAAATCTAAAACATATTTCTGAGTTTCAGATGGTCTAAGGGAACTACTTAGTTTATTTTTTATTTTTTTAAGAGTTATCACAACATTATGAGGTATTACTGCTGCATTTTTTGGAAGCATCATTTCAGAATGTTTATAAAGTGACTCACTTTCATTTTTAACATTATTTTCAAGAGCCATCATCGTCTCTTTAAGCATATTTCCAGTATCTAATGCATGTTCAGATTCGACAATTTTTTCTCCTATTTTTTCTATGGATTCTTGAACCTTGTTAATATAATCAGATTCAAACTTTTTAAGTCTCTTAGCATATTTTGTTCCAAAATAAGGGGTTTTTGAAATAATTTGTTCAGCCAAAGCTAAACCTTTAGATTCATTTGCAATCGTATTAGGAATGGATAAATTCAGAGATCGTGCGGCGTTTACTGCTTCTAAGTCAATATTTTTCGGGCTGTTCCCAGTAAGTTTAGCTAAAGCTAATTTAGTATCAAGAGAATTAACTGCTGACTTAGTAAGACCCGCCACTGATCCTGAGACACCTCCAGCGCCTAATCCAAGAGCAAGAGAAGCAGCTTTACCATAGCCTGCTTTCTCTGCTTCTTCAGAAACACCACCCGTTAT